CAATTCCTGTACCTAATAATGCTGATTCTAATAATGCATTTCTTATTTCAGATGAACCATTAGATTCTTCAATTTGGTCATGCACTAACTTTTCCATTCTTCTCGCAGCTCTTTGTGCTGGAGATATTTCCATAATAGTAGGGTCTGGAGTTAAACCTTCTTTTAACATTCCAGCCTCATCAGCTAATTCTTCGATACTAGGTTCAAACATTCCTGTACCAATAGTAGCACCAGCTTTTAAAACTTTACCATCTCCTTCATAACCATAAGAATATACATTTTCTTGAGGAGGGTCTATTAATCTATTACCAATATTATCTGGCATCATGCCGGATTCTAATGAAGGATTAGGATTATTAATGTCTAAAAAAGCATCCTCTTTATCTCCTTCAGGTAATTTAGTTTCACTAATACCTATAGGAAACTTACCTGTACCAAAAATAACATCTACTAGTTGTCCAAAAGCTGCTAGTACTTTTGTTTTAGTTATCTTAACAAAAATTCTAGACTTTTCAGATTCTCTAAATTTAATATTTTTAGCATATAAACCACGATAGTTTTCATAAGCTTTTAACCAACGTGTTTCATCACTTTCTCTAGCTTCTTCAGCTTGAGCAAAACGACCTTGAATAATACCAACTAAATTAATTCTTTGGTCTTCTTCAAGTACTATACTTTTGCCAACTTCACCTTCTACTTCTTCGTAGATGTTATCAGCATTTAAAAATGTATTATCGTTCTCTGCCATTAGTATCCAAACGTGCCATCCGATGGCTCATATATATCTGTTTTAATCCTCAACATTCTATCATAAGGATGGTCAAGTTTCGGTCTACTCATCAACATATAACGTAAAGCATCATATGCGTGGTCAGCCGAATGCGTATCTACATCCTCTGAGTTAGAACGTGACAAAGGCAGACTTTGTAATTCCTTTATTAAATTCGTACATGTACTTAATATTTGCAATCTAGGTCTACCGGTATTCCTGTCTTGTCGCAAATGTTCATGTATTTGAATCTTACCTGCTATTCGGTTCTTATCAGCTCGTCTTAATTTATGACCTTGTTTAATTAAGGTTTCACCAATAGTAGGACCAGTATATCCAGTCCTCGACCAAGCAGCAGTATCTAATACACCTGTTATTGACTTAACTTCACTACTTTCTAATTCTGTTATCTTACTACCTAGAGCTTCCCCTGTAAGACCCTTTTCGTATAATTCTCTATATATAATGATGGTCTTATCTTCAGGGTCAATTGCAGCCCATAGACAGCAACTCTCCGAAGCATATCCATAGTCTACTGCTTTTGTCCTTTCCCACCAAGTAGGTATTTCAAATGGAGTAATTACATGAATGCTTGGGTCAAACTCAGCAAAGGCAGCACCTTCACTAATATCCCAATTACCTTCTAATAACTGCTTTCTTTGTACAGCAGGTAACGAAAGTAACATTCGTTCATACTCACCGTCTTCGGCAAGGAAAGGATTATCCTGCAATCGAGCCGGGATAAACTTCCTAGTTAAACCATCATGACCTCTAAAACTTTTATTATGGTCAGCAGGTTCAACGTATCTCTTCTTAACCCATTGAGCACCAACTCCTCCCGGGTTGGCTGTACAACGTAAATACGTTGGTAGCTCTGGGTCAGTTGTTCTTAACCTTGATGCTAGATAGTTCCAACCAAACTCTGTTGGTAAGTGTGTAATCTCATCAAAGCCAATCCAACTGTATGCTTGTCCTTGATAACGATACACATCTGCATCTCGTTCCAAAAATCCAAATTCTATTTTTGCTCCAGAAGGAAAGTTCCATAACTTTTCTACTTCTCTAAACTTAGCTCCGGGAAAAGCTTTTGGATACAATTCCCTAGATTTATCTATAAGTTCTCTAAGCTCTGGCATTGACCTTCTAAGTATTAAAGCTCTATGAGCCGACTTATGGCAATACCTCAGTGGGTCGATAAGCATTGCAAAGCTTTTTCCTCCACCGGCTGCACCTCCATAAAGAACATCTTTTTCTGATGCAGCTAAAAAATCTGTTTGCGGTCCTTCATTTGGCATAAATGCTACATGTGAACCGGTACTATCTAAATGTTCTTGTATTTCATTTGGAAGAACTTTTGTTTCTTCTTCTGATAGTACATTTGAAGTTAAAGCTTTTTTTTCAGCACTAACTTCTTTTTTTACTTTAGCTAAACTTCTTGTTAGCTTTTTTACTTTATTATTTTTTCTATCTAATTTTTTCTTAGCTCGTAAAGCTAATTGAACATCAGATAGTTCTGAATTCTTTGGTCTACCACCTTTTTTACGTGGAGTACCGTCTTTGTTAAGTATATAGCTCCCATCAGGGTTTGTCAAGTACTTTTCAGGATTTTTTTCCCACTCTTCCATACACTTTATCTACATGTTTTTTTAAACCGGGTCGAGATATTTTCTTACCAGTCTCTGCTTCTAACCAATCCACACCAATACCCAAACTAATCTCACCATGAAAAATAGCTTCAGATACCTCTCGCAAGATGTCTAATTCATGTTCAATAGGTTTTAAATAACCCTCCACTAGCTCATCTTCTTCATAACCAAAAGGAATAGTTGACGAAGACCGTCTGCGATATCCATCAGGTAACATCTTCATAATTATTTCTTTTTATCTTTTTTACCAAAAATCTTATCCCAGTTGTCAGCAAACTGTTCATCGCTAACTCCTTTTGCTTTTGCTCTGGCTTTATTACGAGCCATACGATTACGAACTCGAGCTGATTTTACTTTAAAATGTCCTGCGTGTGGCATAATAGTTGAGCAGTTTTAGTTCTTACTCAGGAAATTTATTTAGTTAGTCCACTTAGTACCACGATAAATACCGTGTTTGACTTTTGTAGACTTACTAGGTTCTGCATCATGTTTGATACCTCTGTAGATACCCGGTTGAGCTTTTGCTTTTTCAACATGAGTATTTTCAGGAGTAACTTTGATACCTCTGTAAGTAGCCATATCATGCCTCCAGTTTTCATAGGTTAATATTAAGTCATATTTAAATGACAGCCTATGCGTTCCTTCGGTAGATGTCGGTCTCTGTTCCCATCACTGGTACTTAGCTTACCCCTAATACGGGAGGTTTTCCTTTCTAACCTACTTCCGTCTCTTTCGAGATGAACGATTATTGATTATGACAATTTAGTTGTTGTTGTCTTATCAATTCTTTCAATTCTTTTTCTGATAATAGTTGTGGTTGTTCTTGCTGTGGTTGTGCCATTGTATTACCATTTTACTTTATCTGCCCACCATGCTGCTGACATTTTACCTTTCTTAATGTTTTTAGCATGACGTGCTTTAAAACTTTTACGTTTTGCTTTCATTCGAGCAGACTCGCCTTTTTTAGGTTTACCTGCTGTACCTTTTAATGTTCCTACTTTTTTACCTTGTTGTCCAAACCTAATGGTTTTTATTTTATCACCTTCTTTTGCAACGACTACGTGTGACTTAGTAGGATGATTAGGAGTACGTTTAGGTTTATTATACCCAGATACTCCAGCTTTTTCTAATCGTGAATCTTTCTTTTTAGTCATTACTTCTTCTTTTTCTTTTTAGTTTTTCGATGTAAGCCATGTTGAGCATGTTGTTTACCTTTGGCAGTAGCTTCTCGTTTCTTTTTATTAGCTGCTGCTAACTTACGTCTACCTTCTGGAGTTGATTTAAGTTTTTTAATTTTAGCTTCTGGTGCATATACCTCACCAGTCTCCGAAGACTTCTTACCGCTTGGAGTTCGCCATTTTTGTTTAGTCCACTTTCTAAGACTTTTTTGACTTTTTTTGAGTGCCATGTGCTTTTCTAATTGCTTCTTTACCTTTTTTAGCTATGATAGCTTGTTCTTTTTTACCTGCTACTTTAGCTCGTTGTTCTAAAACAGTTAAGATTTGTATCTTACGAGCAAAAGGTTTTCTAATTCTTTTTACTTTAGCTACTGTTGCTCTAGCATCTGCAGGTGTAGCAAACTTAATACTAACGGTATCTTTAGGATTCTCGTCAGTATATAAACGTCTGCCAGAGCCTTTAGGTTTTTTGCCTGTACCTTTCTTAGGGTCAGCCATTATTTATAGCCACCACCAGCAGCTTTATACTGTTTAGCTAACATCTGAGCTTTACGAGCTGACCACTGCCCGGGTTTACCACCTTTACTACCTGCTTTGATTTTATTAAATAATCTTTTACGCATGGTAGGTTTAGTATAATTACCGGCTTTATTTACTGTGCTTTTTCTTTTCTTCTTTGCTGCCATTTGATTCAAAAAATAATTTTTTTACTAAAAAATAAGTTACCATAAAACTTATAAAGGAAATAATAGTTGTACTCATCTTTGATTATGTTGTCTATGTTTTACTTTTGCTTCCCAATCTGCTATTGCTTTGGAAATACTTTCTTCGGCTAAAACACTACAGTGTAGTTTTATTGGAGGTAAATCTAGGGCTTTTGCTATATCTGCATCTTTTATTTGTTTAGCTTCGGTAATTGTTTTACCTTTTAACATATCAACAAACATCGTACTAGAAGCTATTGCCGAACCACATCCGTAAGTTTTAAACTTTACATCTTCGATAATATCACCATTTAACTTTAATTGCAACTTCATAACATCGCCACAAGCAGGTGCTCCGGTTAAACCAGTAGCCACATTTGGGTCGTTAGGGTCAAACCTACCAACTGCA